TTCGAACGCAAGGCACAGCGCGGTGATGCGCCCGTTGACGTTACCAACCGACAGTGTCGGCCGCACTGCTGTGCCGTCGCCGTTCGCCTCGATGCCATCGATCTGCATCGGCCAAGCGCTGTACTCGTTGCCCTGCCAGTAGATTGCTTTCGCCGGCAGTTGGTCGGCATCCGCGCCTGCGGCAATCAACTCAGCCGGTGTGTGCGGAATCGCATGCCCATGGAAGCGCAAAACGTCTGCCCCATAATCTGTGCCGTCCAATTCAAAGAGCAGCACTTCGCTGCCAGGCTCAATCACCTGGATGTCACTTATCAGCGGCATGGTTGCCCCTTATGGATGAAATGCACGCTCAAACGTGGCGGTGATTTTGAAGACCCTGCCTCCCATCGGAGTGGGTACCGGGTTCTTGCATGTGAACAGGCCGAGCTGCCCCAGCGGCGTTGTCCAGAGGAAGGCTTTCGCGCCGGCGTGCCGATCAAGGAATGCCATGATCTCCAATACCTTGGCCTGCGTGCCGCTGTAGGTGACCGGGTAGGAGTCTTCCTTGTTGTTTGGCCCGTCGCCGACTTCTTGTTTGTAGCCGTCGCCGAACTGCGCGGTGCGCACCCGATATGTAATCTCGGGCGAGTCACCGTACTGAGTCGGCCAGATAAATGTTTCGATGGCCATCAACCCCTCCCATTCGTAAGACGCCAGATAGAACCGCCGGGCTGCAGCGCTCGGACAATTGCTGTCTCAGCTTCAGTTTTTGCTGCCTGCTGGATGCCCTTGCCCAACTGCGATGTGTCTTCGGTACTGGCTGCGCCACCACTGTTTGCGGTTTGCACCGATACGGCGACGGGGAAGTTGTAGACGTTGCTTCCACCACTTCCACCGCCACTGATTGCACGCACGCCCAGTTGCCCGCCGGCTGTGCGAGTCAGAGGCATGATCGCCTCCTCCCCCGCCTCGCCCATTACCCCGAGCCCGCCGCCAGCCATACCGAACGCTGTCGGCTTGCTGACGATTGAGTTGGTGAAGGCTCCGCCGTTGGCGAACATCTGGACGCCGTTCGCCCACGCGCCACCGTCGGCCTGAAAATAAGCCGACGAATAACCAGCCTGTGAGGCGCCGAGGTTTGATGATGTCGCACCGGCGGATCCTGCGGCGAGACCATTGCCGGTGCCGGAGCCACCAGTGAAATAACTGGTCGCTGCTCCCACTAAGCTGCTCAACAACGCCGAACTGGCCTGCCGAGTCGCGATCCGCGCCATGTCCGCCAATATCGACTTGGTGAAGTCTGCGAACGACAACTTGCCGGTCATGGCGAAGTTGACGATCGCGTCCTCCATCGAACTAAAAGCGTTACCGAACAAGGTTTTCGTCTGGCCGGCAATGTTGCTCGCCGAATCCAGGTAATTGGCCCAGGCCGATGTTGCGCCTTTCGTCCAATCACCCTGCGCCGCCTCCACGTCCGCGTAGTTCTGGCGTATTTGGTCGGTGGCAGCTTTGTTCGCATCGGCAAGAGCCTGTGACTTCCGGGCGAACTCCTCCTCCGACATGTTCCGCGACGGATCTGACTTCTGGTTTGCCAGTTCCAGCGACTGCTGAGCAAACCGATCCTGTTGGCTGTTCAGCTCGTTGTTGAGTGCGTTCTGGCGATCGCCCTGCCCGACGCCGAGAACGGCTCGCTGCCCTGCCAGTTCCAGCGCTCGCTGTTGCTGATCCAAGGCCTGAACGTAGGTCGTGATCGCTCGCTCTTGTCGAGCGAGGCGGCCAGTCTCGTTCGTAGCCAGAACATCGAGTTGGCTGTCCGCGTCCTTCTGCGCTTTGACCATGCCCGCGCGGGCGTCGGCGATCTTCTGATCCAGTTGGATGCTTTGCGCGGCAGAGGTGGTCTTCTTCGACTTCGCGGCTTCCAGCGCGGCAATCTCCGCCTCGTAAGCCGCAGTCACTTCGTCGCGCTCGTTGCCGATCAGAGCTTCGCGCTTCAGGGCGTAGTCGGCTTGAGAAACGAGTCCAGCCTTCTGTGCTGCGTCCAGCTCTTTCTGGGCGTTTTTGTACTCTTCGCTGATGGCTGCGAGGTTGTTCTTGGCATTGTTGAAACCGGTCAGATCGACCTGCGAACCGGTCGCTTTTGAATCCTTGAACTGATCGTTGATGTTCGCCAGGTTCTTGTCGATCGCCGCCTGACTCAGGCGAGGATCGTTCGGAGCAACTTTGCGGATGTCTTCGAGCTGACGCTTGTACTCCTTGATCGCATCGGTGCGCTTCTGCTCATTCGTCCATGCAGATTTGGTAAGGGCGTCAATCTTCGTCATCGACGAAACAGCTGCCCCTTGGGCTTTCGCTTGCTCGCCTTCCCATTTAGCGATATCGGCTTCCGCAGCCTTCTGATCCTCAAGCATGTTGAGACGATTCTGGTAGAGATCGATCATCTCCTGCTTGTTCTGGAACAGGCCGACATTGCCAGCCTGAGCGCCCGCCAAGTCGCGGCGGGCTTGCTCAATGTCTGCGCCAATATCAGGACGGCCGATGTTTTTCAGCCCATCAGCAGCGCGCGCGACGGCGTTGTAACCTCGCTCCCAGAAGCTCAGGTTTTCCAAGATTCTCGGCGTGCGCTCGTTGATCGCATCTGCAAAGGACTCGGTTGCAAGCTTCACAGCACCGGCATGATTACCCTGTGACTCCAGCGCAGCGATCTGCGAATAAACAGATGCCGTCAGATAGTGGTACTGCTCATTCAGAGCTGCAGACGCCTTCACCGGGTCGTCGGCGAGCTTCGAAAACTCCGCAACAGTCTCACTGACTGCCTTGCCTGTAGCCTCCTGCATCGACACGGCGGCTTGAGTAATACCGACAAAGCTTTCGCCCGCAATCTTGCCGTTACCCGCGAGTAGCGCCAGAACCTCAGCGGCTTGCCCGGTCGAGCCGACTGTTGCGCTGACCTGGCGTGCCATATCCCCAAGCTGCCCAGCGCTCACGCCGGCGTAATTGCCAGTCAGAATGAGCGATTTGTTGTAGTTGTCCTGCTCCTCACTCCCCTTGTAGAACGCATATCCGAGCGCGCCGACCGCAGCCGTGGCGAGCGCGAGAGGCCCCAGGATTGCGAGCAATCCCGCAGCGCCCTCACCCGCACCAGCGCCCAACTGAGCAACCGCTCGAACACCGCTCCCCCAGTCTCCAGAGGAAAGCGCATTTCCCAATTGCACGACGTTTTCCTGCGCCTGGCGGGAGCCGAGTCGCAGCTTGTCGAACCCAGTGGCTGTTTTGTTGAGCTTGTCGTAGTCCTTGTCGATTTTGCTAAGGGCAGAGTTGTATTGATCTTGGCTGATCCGGCCGGCATCCAGATGCTTGCCTAGCTGCTCAACTTGGGTGTCCAGTTTCGCCAGCGCAGCGCGGGCCGGGTCAATCGCACCCAGCAAGCTGTTCAGGGCCTTCTGCTCATCCATGGCTGACTTGGCAAGCGCCAACTGCTGCTTGTCGAGCTGCGCCGAGATCTTCGCGGCTTCAGCCTCGCCATAGGCGCCTGTCTTCGTCAGCTTCGCCAGCGCATCTCGCTGTTTCGCGAGATCCTGCGTGGTCTTGGCACTGGTAGAAAGCGACTTCTCCAGCGCCTGCATTTCATTCATCAGCGAAACAGCGGATTGCTCGGCGCGGCCGCCGGCCTTTGCCATTTCATCAAGGCTGGTTTTGGCCTCGATTGCATCGGCCGAGTCGATCTTGACGCCGAGTTCTGCAATGTTCATCGACCCACCTTGAATAAGCGCCCGCACTTACGGGCTGTTGTCCCTTTCCTCCGCCATGACGCGCAGGGCTTCGCCTTCCAGCACCTGAAGGTCAGGAAAGATTCCAGCGAGTTTGTTTTTCTTGATGCCGAGGAATCTGGCTACATCGCGAATGCAGTTGTAATCGAGGCCGATGGCGCCACCGGTGCCGACCCGCCACTGCGTGGACATTCGGTTGAACAGGAGGAAGGCCGGCCAGTTGCATGGCCAGACCTCCGTTTCCTCTTCCAGATCACTTGGCGAGAGGCCGAACATACTCATCAGCTCAGCTGGCGCCGCGGGCGCATACATAGCGCGCGCGGCATCCGTCAGTTTCCCAAGCGGGCCTGGTTGTATGCGCCCTGATAAGCGTCGACTACCGCCTCGGTGGCGCCTTGGCACGACTTCACAAATGCTGCGATGTTCTTCTCATCGAACTTGTCGTCAAAGGACCAGCCAACTACCAGATCCTTGATCTGCTGAGTCTGCTGAGCTGCATCGGCAGCAACAACCTCAGAAAGAGACGGCTGATCACCAAGCGCGGCCAAGGCATCCTTGCGATTTCGGTTCCACTCATCAAAAAGAGCGGCCAGTTCCAGCCGATCCCGATACTTGAACGTGAACTCAATCTTTTCGGGCTCGCTGCCAACGATTGGGATCAGCGCCATGGCCTTGAACGACGGGTTCTGGGCGATTCGGATTTTTGCCATGGGTTACACCGAAGCAGTCAGGTAGCGGGTCGGCTCGGCCTGAAGCGCCAAGTTCACAGTGCGCGTCAACAGGTTGTTGCGGGACACCGCTGGCTGC